TTCTAGACCGCGCCCTCAATCGTTTTTTCACACCCGCGAAATTAAAAATCCAGGAGTTGCGCGATGGGAGGCACCGCCACGGTCGCCGGCCGTGGTCGCAAACCCAAGCCAACGGCCAAGAAAGCATTGGCTGGAAACCCCGGCAAGCGTGCGCTGAACACCGCCGAGCCTCAGTTTTCCAAGATCACCCAGATCGACCCGCCGGAGTGGTTCAGTCCTCGGGCCGCCACCATGTGGAACATGATTGTCCCAGAGCTTCTGCGCGAGAACGTCGTCGCGATCACGGATCTGCATAACGTCGAAGCATTCTGCTGTGCCTATGACAACTGGCGTTATGCACAGGAGTCGATCAAAACGCACGGCATCGTCGTCACCGGAGCCACTGGCGGCCCGATGAAGAATCCAGCACTGACCGCTGCCAACGAAACGATGCGCCAGATGGTGACGTTCGGCTCGATGCTCGGCCTCGATCCGGCCAGCCGCACGCGCTTGATAGGCGGCAACAAGGAAAAAGAAACCAACGAATTCGCCCAACTACTGAGATCTTAAATGGCCAAGTCCGCTCACCCCAACGTCGATAGGGCGATGGCGTGGGGACGGTCTCTGTTGCGTGGGAAGGTTCCGGCGTGCCGCTATATACACCAGGCCGTGCAGCGTCACTTCGATGACCTGGCCGCCAGCCGTAAGCGAGGGTTTCGCTTCAAGTTCGATCCGGCCAAGGCCGAAAAGAAACTCAAGCTGATCCAGCTGCTGCCACACACCAAAGGCGAATGGGCGTTCAAGCGCCAACTCATCACCCTTGAGCCATGGCAGTTGTTTGGCCTGGCTGTGACTTTCGGCTGGGTAAAGAAGAAGGGCGGACACCGGCGGTTCCGCGAAAGTTACTGGGAAGTGCCGCGCAAGAACGGGAAGTCTGTTGTCGCCGGCGGCGTGGGCATCAGCATGTTTGTTGCCGACGGCGAGTTCGGCGCCGAAGTATATTCGGGTGCGACCACAGAGAAGCAGGCATGGGAGGTGTTCCGGCCTGCGAAGCTGATGGTCAGCAAGTCGCCGATGCTGGTGCAGGCAGCGGGAATCGAGGTTAACGCCTCGAACATGAACATCCCGTCTGACTTCAGCCGCTTCGAGCCGCTGATCGGCAACCCGGGCGACGGCGCTTCACCAAGCTGCGCCATCGTCGACGAATACCACGAACATCCAACCTCAGCCCAGTACGACACGATGCTCACCGGCATGGGCGCCCGGCGGCAGCCGCTGATGTTCATCATCACCACCGCCGGTGCCGACATCGAAGGCCCTTGTTACGACAAGCGCCGCCAGGTCATTGAGATGCTGGAGGGCACGGTACCCGACGAAGAGTTGTTCGGCTGGATTTGGACGCTTGATGAGGGGGATGACTGGACCGATCCGAAGATGCTGGCCAAGGCCAATCCCAACCACGGGGTGTCGGTGTTCCAGGAGTATCTGGAGAGCCAGCAGGCACGGGCGATTCGCTCCGCGCGATTCACGAACACTTTCAAGACCAAGCACCTGAACCTGTGGGTGAGTGCGAAGTCCGGCTTCTTCAACATGGAAGACTGGAAGTCCTGCGAAGACTCCACGCTGACACTCGAGCAGTTCGAGGGGCAGGAGTGGATCGCGGGTTTCGACCTGGCGCGCAAGTTGGACATGAACTCCCGGGCACGTCTTTTCTGGCGTGTGATCGATGGGAAAACGCACTACTACAGTGTTGCGCCAAAGTTCTGGGTGCCCTACGACACCGCCTATGACAGCGACAACAAACGCATGTCGGAGCGGTTTCAGGCCTGGATCAACTCCAAACATCTGGAGGTCACCGACGGCGCCGAGATCGATTACCGCGAAATCTTCGAAGACACCAAGGAAGCCAACCACCAGGCACCAATTCGTGAGTGCCCAATCGATCCGCACGGTGCGACCGGCCTCAGCCACGACCTCGACGACGAGGGTTTCAATCCAGTCACGATCACGCAGAACTACACCAACATGTCTGACCCAATGAAAGAACTTGAAGCTGCAATTACCGCAGGCAGGTTCCACCATGACGGGAACCCGATCATGACTTGGTGTATCGCTAACGTGATCGGCAAAAACATGCCAGGTAATGACGACGTTGTCCGACCGATCAAGCAGGGCGATGACAACAAGATCGACGGTGCCGTCGCCTTGATTATGACCATCGGCAGAGCGCTGATTCTGGCCAACGACAACAGCGGCAACATCACCGACTTCTTTTCGAAACCAATCATTGTTGGATAACTCACCCATGGATACAGGCCTGGTCCTCTTCATTGCAGCGGCCGTGGCCGCGCTGTGCCTGCTCGTTGCCGGCGTCTTCGTCTTGGCCGGCACTGGATGGTCTCTCATCGCCGGCGGCGCGTCCTTCCTGGGTGTCGCAGGCTTCATCCGAAAGGGGCTGACCGGTGACTAAACCACTCAAGTCTGTCCTGCGGCAGGCAATGTTCAAATCGGCAGAGCCGAGCCTCGTCAAATCCTCATTGGCTGGCTGGGTGGGTCGTCGAATCGGCCTCGGCGACAAGGCGTTCTGGAACAGCTTCTACGGCACTGATTCAGCGTCAGGTAAAACCGTAAGCCAGCAAACGGCGCTGCAGCTTTCCACTGTCTGGGCCTGTGTTCGGTTGATTGCCGAAACTCTGGCCACTTTGCCAATTGCGCTGTACGAAGACAAAAACGGTGTGCCGGTGGTGGCGTCATCTCACCCGGTGCATCGGGTTATCAGCCAGCAGCCCAATGCCGACCAAACCCCGGTGGAATTTTGGGAGTGCGTTTTGGCGAGCCTTCTGCTCAGCGGCAACAGCTTCAACGAGCCACACAGGGTGGGCGCGGAGATTTCATCGCTCGAGTTCATTCTCCCCCAGGCCGTTTCACCGCCAAGACGTCTCAGCACTGGAGAGATTGAATACCGCTTCATCGACACCTTGGGAAAATCCCACACGTTGCTTGATGAGCAGATGATGCATACCCGGGGGTTTGGTACGGACCCCATGTGCGGCCTTAGCCCACTGGCTATGGGGCGCAACGTGTTCGGCGCCGCAATGGCTGCTGATGAGTCGGCTAGCAAAATGTTCGCCAATGGCATGAAGCTCGGCGGAGTCTTGTCGACCGATCAAATACTCAACAAGGCTCAGCGGGAAGATATCCGCGAGGACATGGCTGCGAAATTTGCGGGAGCAGTGAACACCGGCAAGACCATGGTGCTCGAGGCGGGCATGAAGTATCAGCAGGTGTCGATGACGCCCGAGGACGCGCAGATGCTGCAGACCCGGGCTTTCAATGTCGAGGAGATCTGCCGATGGTTCCGGACGCCACCATGGATGGTCGGCCATACCTCGAACAGCACCAGCTGGGGCACCGGCATGGAGCAGCAGATGCTCGGCTTTCTGAGTTTTACCCTGCTGCCCTGGATGAAGCGGATCGAGCAAAGCATCAATCGCCGCCTGCTTCGCCCTGATGAGCGCCGCCGCTTCTACGCGAAGTTCAACGTAGAAGGCCTGCTCCGTGCTGATAGTGCGGCCCGCGCGTCGTTCTACAGCTCCATGACACAAAACGGCATCTACACCCGCGACGACTGCCGGATCAAGGAGAACCTTGCGCCCATGGGCGGTAATGCCGCGAAGCTCACCGTCCAGTCGAACATGCTGCCGATCGACAAGCTTGGCGGCGATGCCGGTGATGCGCAGCAGGCCCGATCAGCCCTCATTGACTGGCTTAATGACAAGCCAAAAGGTAATCCGGAATGAAACGAAAAGACCCGGCGGTGGCGGTCAAATACCGCTCATTCGACTATGACGTTAAGGCTGTCGGTGATGACGGCCTTTTTTCTGGCTACGGATCGGTGTTCGGCGTCGTCGACAGCTACAACGAAGTAGTGGCCCCAGGGGCATTCCTTGAGTCGATTGCTGAGGCCAAGGCGAAGGATCGGACTTTCCCAGTGTTGTGGCAGCACAGCACAGGCGAACCGATTGGCAGTTGGGATATCTCCAGCCTTAAGGAAGACGAATACGGTCTGTTCGGCGCGGGAGAGCTTTGGTTGGCTGAGGCTCCCTATGCTCGAGTCGCCTATCGCGGCATGAAGTCCAGGTCGATCACCGGGCTATCGATCGGGTACTACGTGCGTGAGTCGAGCTTTGACGAGAAGACCCGAATCCGCACGCTTACCAAGCTGGACCTGGTGGAAATTTCCATTGTGACGGTGCCGGCCAACGACGAAGCGCGCACCGATACCATCAAATCGAAGTTGGCCCATGGGGGTCTACCTTCGCTTCCTGAATTTGAGTTGCTCCTGCGTGAGGCAGGCTTCTCGAAAACTCAATCTGCGGTGATTGCCAACCGTGGATTGCAGCACATGCTCCGGAGCGAGTCCGCGGGCGACCAGGCTGAAACCCAAGTTGCCAAGGCACTGCATGCGCAGTTGAGCCAAGGCCTGTCTCTCCCACAGTTTTAAGGAATCACTCATGAACTACTTGAGCAATGAAGCGCGCGCCGAGCAGCGTCAGATGCAGCGCAAAGAGCGTGCCGGCGATCAGCTGGAGCTGAAGGATGTCATGGACGCGCTGAGCAAGCGTGACAATGACATCAAGGTGTTTGCCGAAAAGGCCAACGAAGAAATCAAATCTCACGGCAAGATCCTGGACGACACCAAGACCATTCTCGATGGTCTGGTCAAGGATGGTCTCGGCCTGCAAGATCGCCTGAACGAAGTTGAGCAGAAGCTCACTCGCCGCGGCGCTGCCAACGACGAGGGCACCAAATCCATCGGCGAGCAGTTCACCGACGGTGACGACTTCAAGGGCCTGGCGGAAAAAGGCCGTGGCGTTGCTCGCATGCGCCTCAAGGCGGTGACCAGCATCACCAGCGCAACCACTGGCACCGGCGGCGTTGGCGCGGCCATCGAACCGACTCGCGTGCCTGGCATCATTCAAGGCCCGGATCGACCGTTCACCATTCGTGATCTGATCATGCCTGGTCGAACCAGCTCCAACGCAATCGAGTACGTGCGAGAGTCGGGCTTCCAGAACATGGCGGCGCCGGTTGGCGAAACCCTGGCCAAACCTCAGTCCGATCTGTCGTTTGAGCTGATCACCACCACCGTCAAGACCATCGCCCACTGGTTCCGGGCTTCCAAGCAGGTGTTGGCCGACGTGCCGCTGCTGCAAAGCTACATCGACGGCCGTGCGATTTACGGCCTGAAGTACGTCGAGGAAAACCAGATCCTCGCCGGTAACGGCACTGGTCAGAACCTGTTGGGCCTGATCCCTCAAGCCACACCGTTCAACGAAGCGCTGCGCAAGGCCGGGGACACGAAGATCGACCTGCTGCGCCGGGCCATCCTGCAGGTGCGTATTGCTGAGTATCGTGCCAGCGCAATCGTGCTTAACCCGGTCGACTGGGCCGACATGGAACTGGCGAAGGACAGCACCGGCAGCTACATCTGGGTCAACGTGCAGGAAGGTGGTCAGCCTCGCATGTGGCGCCTGCCGGTTGTTGATACCAACGCTATGCCGCAGGGCGAATTCATGGTCGGCGCGTTCGACATGGCCGCCCAGGTCTTCGACCGTGAAGATGCAAACGTCGAGGTTTCGACCGAAGACGCTGACAACTTCACAAAGAACATGGTGACCATCCGTGCGGAAGAACGCCTGGCGTTGGCGGTGTACCGTCCACAGTCGTTTGTCCACGGTCCTTTCACTGACCCAACGCCATAAGGCTTCGGGCTCTCGCTAAAGGAGAAGCCCGGGAAACCGGGCTTCTGATCTGATGACCGACATCAAACTGAAAACCATCAAGGGCTTCGAATGGCGCGGCGCTTACGCACCGCCGAGGTCAGATATCGAGGCCGCCGAACTGGACGCCCGTGAGCTACTCCGCAACGGGCTGGTCGAGGACTACACCGTGAAAGCCGCAGACCCACCCGAACACAAAAAGGCTCCGGAGCTGGATAACAAGTTGGCGCCGAAACCAAGCACCAAGAAAAAGGCCGAGTAATCATGAGCGTGATCAACATTGATCTGGCGATGAAGCACCTTCTTGCTGAGCCGGAGGACCAGGAGCTTGTTCAGTCCCAGCTGGATGGCGCTGAGGGGGCCGCGATGGCGTACATCCAGCGCTCGTTCTATGTTGATCAGTCCGCTCTCGATGCTGCCCGCCTGGAGGTGTCATCTATGCGAAGTGTGGCCCGACAGCAATATGATGCGGCCATGGCCGATGCCGCTCTGGTTGATGACCAGCTATTGCGCTGCGAAGCGATGGATGACGCGAAGTTCTCGCTCTCCGAGGCATTGGACGCAGCCACCCGAGTAGCACGGGGAATGGTCATCACTCCCAGTATTCAATCGGCCTGTCTGTTGAAGCTGGGGCACCTATTCGCTAACCGTGAAGAGGTAGTAACCGGCACCATTGCCACCGAATTGCCGCAAGCCTCCAAGGCTCTGCTGACGCCATATCGCGTCGGGATGGGTGCCTGATGCGCGCTGGTGCATTGCGTCATCGGATAACCTTCCAGGCCCCGGGCCTGACTCAAGATCCAGAAACGGGCGAGATGTTGCCGGGCTGGGAAACCGTCTGGGAGAAGGTGCCGGCCTCGGTTGCGCCGCTCAGCGCTCGCGATTTGATCGCAGCGCAGGCGGGCCAGTCCGAGGCATCCGGCCGCATGGTGATCCGATACCGCGCCGGCGTGCTGCCCACGATGCGCATTCTTCACCGTGGCGACATCTACAACATTCAGGGGCAGCCGATGCCGGATCCGGTATCGGGCCTTGATTACCTCACCATTTTGGTGGCGAAGGGGTTGAATGATGGCTGAGACAGTGGAGTTCAGCATCCTTGGCCTTGACTCGCTGACGGTAAAGCTTGAGTCGGTCACCTATGACATGAAGCGAAAAGGTGGTCGCTCGGCGCTGCGCCGTGCTGCTGCCGTAATTGCAGAGAATGCAAAGGCCCGCGCCATGCTTCTGGATGACGCTGAGACGGGGCGCTCGATCGCGGACAACATTGTGTTGCGTTGGAATGGTCGGCTGTTCAAACGAACCGGTGACCTCGGATTCCGCATTGGTGTGAAACACGGCGCGGTCCTCAAGGATGGCGGTGAGTTATCGGCCAACTCCCCAACCCCGCACTGGCGTCTTCTGGAATTCGGCACCCAGTACATCCGTGCTGATCCGTTCATGCGTCCAGCGTTGGAAGAAAGCATCAGCGACGCGACCAACGTTTTCGTGACTGAGTACGAAAAAACTATTGATCGTGCGATCAAGCGCGCGGCCCGCGCCTCCGGAGGTGGTTGATGTTTGCACCCATTTTCGCGGTATGTGCTGCTGACGCAGGAGTCGTCGCGCTGCTCGGCACGAACCCGACCAGGCTATATCCGTTTGGCGAAGCCCCGCAGGACACCGTCAAGCCCTACGCGGTTTGGCAGATGGTCACCGGTAGTCCCGAGAATTACTTGGCGGGACGTCCGGACATTGATGGTTTCACGCTGCAGGTCGACGTTTACGCGCCGACGGGTGCTGCTGTGCGGGACATCGCCAAGGCTCTGCGTAACGCGATTGAGCTAAAGGCGAACATCGTGCGCTGGGGCGGTGAGTCGAAAGACCCAACCACAAAAATCTTCCGCTACAGCTTCGACGTTGACTGGATAGTCCAGCGCTGATTCACCCCAGCCCGCCCTGTGCGGGCTTTCTTTTTCCCGAAACTTGGAGACATGCCATGTCGATTTTGACCCAAGGCACGCAGATCTTTGCGCTGGTGCCAACTGTTGCTGACCCAACTGAACTCGAAGTAATCGAGATCCAGTGCGCGACAGCGTTCAATCCAGGCGGTAACCCTGCTGACCAGATTGAAGATACCTGTCTCAGCGACAAGGTTCGCAAGTACCTGCGCGGCTTGCGTACTCCGGGCCAGGCAACCCTGACGCTGAATGCCGACCCGCGCAATGCCTCTCACGTCCGGCTGCACCAGCTTTCGGAAGACGACGACATCGGCAATGTGAGTTGGGTCGTGGGCTGGTCTGATGGCACTGCACCACCGACGCTCAACGTAGCTGGTGATGATTTCCAACTGCCTACCACGCGCACCTGGTTTTTGTTCGACGGCTATGTCAGCGACTTCCCGTTCGACTTCGCGGCAAACACGGTGGTGGTTACCTCTGCAACCATTCAGCGTTCGGGCGGTTCCGCCTGGATCCGCAAAACCATCACTCCGTAAGGATCAATCATGCAGCTGAGTATCAAGTCTCTGATGGAGCAAGGCTCGTTCACGGGCCGCCCCGTCATGAAGGAAATCACCTGGAAGCAGGGTGATACCGAGCATACGGCCACCGTGTATGTCCGGCCGCTGGGATATCAATCTGCCGTAAGCGATCTGATGTCGGGCGTCGGCAAGCAGGATGGTGTGGCCGGCCGCATCGCTGTGAGCATCTGCGACGAAGCAGGCAATCCGGTCTTCACCGTAGGCGACATCACCGGCGAAGCTGATCCTGAGCGCGGCGCGCTGGATGGCAACCTGTCCATGGCCCTGCTCACGGTGATCGGCGAAGTAAACCAGTTGGGAAAGACGACGAGCTCTCCGACACCGACGAGCTCTGGCACGAACTCGCGATCTCGATCGGCGCCACGATTGCGGAAGCCAAAGAACGCCTGAGTCTTTCCGAGTTCCGTAGCTGGGTGAGATACCGCAACAAGCGCGGCTCACTCAATTGGGGAATGCGCATTGAGCGAGGGGTAGCCACTCTGGCTGTCCTGTATGCAAATGTGCACAGCAAGAATGGCGGCTACACCCTCTACGACTTTATGCCGCACGACTCAGAGCCGGAAATCTCGCTCGAGCAGGCGATGGAAAGCTGGGCATAAACATAGGTCATGTCGCCATTCCGAAAGGTCGGTGTCGCTTGGAGTTATAGATGGCTAATTCACTTGGCACGCTGACGCTCGATCTGATCGCGCGCATCGG